ACTTTGCTTTATTTGGCCAGCCTGTTGATACATCTTTGAAGGCTCTTAATCCAGAGACAACTCTGGGAGATATTTCATTTAGATCATCGACATCAAATACCAATACGCGTCTTGGTATTGGAACAAATGGACAAGTCTTAGCAGTCGCAAGCGGCGTTCCAGCTTGGACAACAACGGCAGATGTCACACCACTGACAACAAAGGGCGATGTGTTCACATTTTCGACAGTCGATGCACGAATCGGCGTGGGCGCAAATAACACAGTCCTTACGGCCGACTCAGCCGAGGCAACAGGCTTAAAATGGGCTACGCCCGCAAGCGGCGGTATGACTTTATTATCAACAACAACTTTAACAGGTTCAAGTGTTACAATAAGTTCAATCTCAGGTGCTTACAAAGCCTTAAAAATCTTTATTCGCAATCCACAAATGGCAACAAGTGGTTGGGGCTTGTTTATGAGATTTAACGCTGATACCACCTCTAACTATCATTATTGGGGGCAAATTGGCACAACTCTTTATGGTTCACCAGGTTGGAACGCAACAAAAATATCGGTTAGTAATGACAATGGAACAAACCTACAAGGTTTAGGTTTAATATCTATTGACATTCCAGATTATGCCAATTCAACTTCTTGGAAAATGGCAATCTCATCAGCATTAACTGTTGCAGATAACGCAACTACTGGACTTCAATATCAAACAACTCAGGGCAGTTATTATGGCACGGCAGCAGTTACTTCGTTGCAATTTCTTTCAGGTTCAGGAAGTTTAACAAGCGGTACAGTCTATATTTACGGAGTAAACTAATGGAAAAACTATTTAGGACTATTCACAATCTTGAAACAAACGAGATTACACAGGTGGAATTAACCGCCGAAGATTTAGCGGTTATAGCGGCCGATGAATTAGAAAACCAAGCAATGAAAGCCGCAACAGCACAAGCCGCTACCGCCAAAGCAGCCCTACTCGCCAAACTAGGCATTACTGCCGATGAAGCAAAACTCCTCTTATCCTGACGGCACGGCCGCTCGCATCATTGAGGTCGCACTAGCTGAGATTGGCACGATTGAGACGGGCGAGAATGTTACGAAGTATGGCGCATTCACAAAGGCCGACGGCTTGCCGTGGTGTGGATCATTTGTGAATTGGTGCTATGACCAAGCTGGCGTCAAGATTCCATCAATGGTATCTACGGCTGCCGGTGCTCATTCAATGAAAGAGCGTGGTCGATGGATTGAGAGTGAGCCGGCATTGGGCGATGTATGCTTCATGGACTTTCCGCACGATGGCATTGATCGCATCTCGCACATCGGCATCGTGGTCAAGGTGGGCAAGGTCAGCGTCTTGACAATCGAGGGCAACACCTCTGGCGAAGGCAATCAGCGCAACGGCGGCATGGTCATGCTTAAGCGACGTTATATGGGAAAAGAAATAGTCGGTTTCGCACGTCCAAGACTTGTCACCTATACGGGAGAATATCCAGTGGTCGATCCACTTCCTACGGTGAAGCCGAAAAAGGTGAAGAAATGAAACAAGCTCAAGCAATGGCGGCCTCTTACGGTCGCAGCTTCTTATCAGCCTGCATCGCCGTCTATCTTGCCGGCGTAACAGATCCAAAGGCTATTGGCGCGGCTGGTCTAGCTGCCGTCTTGCCAGTGCTCTTGCGTTGGCTTAATCCCAAAGACGCGGCATACGGCCGCAAATGAGTGTCGGCGAGTGGACGGCGGTCATTGGTCTTGCTCTTGCGGTTATGACTGCCATCTACTCGTCAATGAGATTCATGGTGAGGTCGATCATGCGCGAGCTCACGCCTAACGGTGGCAAGTCGATTAAAGACCAAGTCAGCCGAATTGAGCAAAGACTGGATCAACTAATCTTAGAAATGGCCTTGCGTAAGTAGCGACACGCCGAAATCTAGGCGCGATTCTTGACCTTGTCAGCCATCGATGTCACTCTACTTCTGGGAGCACCAACAAGGCTCTCACGGGAGCAACCATGTTAGATCTAGGAATCATCATCTTGATGGCCTTTGGCGCATTCTTATGGGCTTTGGTCAGCTACACGGTAGGACATAAAGAGGGCGAGCGCATTGGCTTTGCTAAAGGCCGGGCAATAGGTCGCCACGCATCATCGAGGGAAGTGCTCTAATGGCTTTCCTAGATAATTACGAGGACGTCGCAGCTCGCATTGCACGATTCTGGGCAACCTATCCAAGCGGCAAGATCCACACACACATCATCGATGTAGATGTCAAAGCCGGCTACATACTCATCGAGTGCCGTGTCTATAAGGAGTTTGAGGATGCTGAGCCAAGTGGCATTGATTATGCATTTGGAAACGTGGCAACTTATAACGCTGGAATGAAAAAGTGGTTTGTTGAGGACACAGTTACATCGGCAATCGGTCGAGCAGTCGGCCTAGTCTTGGGAGCAGCGCAACGGCCAACGGTTCAGAATATGGCGCAGGTCGAGCAGATTGATGCAGCTATCGTTGCAAGTAGCGCATCGGATGTCGATCTATGGCAAAGCTTCCCGTCTTATAAGACGGCCGCCGAAGCTGAGCAATCTGGCGTGGCCTCTCTTGGATCATCGATGGATGAGATCAAGACGCAACTAGGTGGCCAACTTGTCCAGTCTGCACCATTGTGCAGGCATGGTCACATGGTCTTTAAGACGGGCGACAAGAATGGCCGTTCTTGGGGCGGCTATATGTGCACGGAGAAGGCAAAGGTGAATCAATGTCCGCCAGTCTGGTACACGCTCGGCTCCGATGGCCAATGGAAGCCGCAAGTCTGATGGGCTGGGCTGAGGCCGTGCCGCTTGAAATGTGCTCCAAGTGCGGCAATCTAGGCGAGGCAGCTCTTGGAATGCTTGTCTATGATCCGCGCGTAGATAGGCGATGGATATGTCAGGTCTGCAAGTGATTACGCCAGTGCCAAAGATTACAGTCAGCGAGGCAGATGAATGGGCAATCCATAAGAGATCCAGTGATGTCATCTTTGCAAGTACGCACGCTCTGAGTAAGGAGCCGACATACCACGACAAGCTGAACAATCATGAACGTGTCGTGGAATATGCCGAATCTTTAGCTGCCGAATTATGCGTGGCGCGCTACTTTGGTCTGGACTTTGACATCAGCGCATCACAGGGCAAGCGCAATGCAGATGTGGGCAAAGGCATTGAGGTGCGCTGGACAAGCTACGTCAATGGCTCACTAATTATCTATCCGAACGACCGAGACAGTGACATCGCCGTGTTGGTTGTAGGCAAGTCGCCTGAGTATTTAATAGCAGGTTGGATTCCGGTCAGCTTTGCAAAGCGCGCTCGCTTTAAGAATCCACGTCAAGACTCATGGTGGATAGATCAGGCCAGTCTTAATCCAATCAGCAATCTAGCAAAGAGCAGCTATGCGGCAACTGCGATTTGATTGCTCAATCTGCCTCAAGCTCTACGGTGACGGGCGCAAGATGCACGGGCTTACAAAGGGAGCAGAATTGACGCTCAATGAGTGGTTCGCGCAATGCTCTGGATGCGGTGCATTCTCGGTCAAGATAGTTGATGATTCTTTGGTCATTGACCAATGAGAATCGGATCATTATGCACAGGATACGGCGGATTAGATATGGCGGTTGAAGCATTCTTTAATGCGGAGACAATCTGGACGTGTGAGTTTGACAAATATGCAAGTCAAGTCATTGAAAAGCGCATCAATAAGCCCAATCACGGAGATTTGAAAACAACTGATTGGACGAAAGTTGAGCCAATCGACATTCTCACAGCCGGTTATCCATGCCAACCATTCAGCCATGCAGGATCTAGAAAAGGAGCAGACGATGAGCGTCATCTTTGGCCGTATATCAAAGAGATTATTGGGATTCTACGACCGCAATTCGTCGTCTTGGAGAATGTACGAGGACACTTTGGACTTGGATTTAGAGAAGTCCTTGGCGATCTTGCCGCTCTCAGGTATGACGCAACATGGAGACTTGTACGAGCTTCTGATGTTGGCGCGCCGCATCGAAGAGAGCGACTCTTCATTCTTGCCTACGCCAATCGTGGCAGGTCAAGGCAACAATCAACAATCTCCACGCCGTTATTGGAACACCGAAACGGTATTGCTCAACATTCCAACACCAACGGCCAGCGACGGCCATTGGTTGGAGTCGGAGTCGGAGAGATCAGGAATCAAGGGCAACCACAATCTATCGCTAGTCAGCTGGTCAAGACTATCCACGAGAGAGAAGTACCGGCTCCACTGGATCAAGGTAAATTAAACGCCAAGTTTGTTGAATATATGATGGGCTTGCCTGATGGTTGGGTCACTGATGTCGGCTTATCTCGATCACAACAGCTCAAAATCTTGGGCAATGGTGTAGTACCACAGCAGGCTGAATATGCCTTAGAGCTGCTATGGGAGACTTATGTCAGTCAATAGTTATCCACAGAAGTTATCCACAGGCTTGTGGACATATCGCAACACCGCTCTGACCTGCACTTATACCGATGCTCTTGACTTGTTGCTGTACGCTGAAGCATACAAATCGAGGGAGATTTGATGGATCCCAGAGAGAATGATTCTTACTCTTTCACGATTAAAGATAAAAAGAAAAAGAAAAAACGTCTATTCATCGTAGCTGCTCTAACGCTCGCCGGGATAGGCCAGAGCTCTGCCTACGGCGTAGAGCAAAGCGATTTACTCAAGCTCTATGCTCATTCAAGGCTAGTCAATGATGAGCAATATCAATGCTTTCATAAGCTCATTACTAAAGAGAGTAATTGGAGAGTCAATGCAAAGAACGGATCGCACTACGGTATAGGCCAGATGCGTAACAAACGTTATGCAAAGCTCGATGGCTTCTCTCAAGTGGACTGGTCTATTCGCTATATCACAAAGCGATATGGTTCTATGTGTAACGCATGGAGATTCTTTCTCGCTAACGGCTACCATTAGCCTATGACTAGCAGACATGGCCGCGTCTATGGCAGCGCATGGCGCAAGATGCGAACCTACATCTTGGCCAGAGATGGACACACGTGCCAATACTGCATGGCACCGGCAACAACGGTCGATCACGTTGATCCGGTAAGCAAGGGCGGAGAGCTACTTA